CAGCGCAATGACGACACTCGAAAATCCCCCATACGGGATGGGTACGTCGAGGGGGGTGTGACGTATAGGTTCCCTGTACAAGACTGGGACAGGGCGAGGGTTGAGGCATTTGTGCGCGCCCGTGTACCGCACCTGGTCCCCCCGTACTACGCCACTGAGCAGACCTCCAGAGATTGCTGGGACTGTACCGCCTATCTAGGTGAGAACAAAAATCGGATTCTCAACCTTCCCTCGGACAAGCAACAACGAGTTATAATTCTGTTGAACGAGTGGCGTAAAGACGTTGCCGAAGAAATGAGGTGGTGAAGTGTTTGATTTTCTATCCTCTGGTTCTCAACCGCCTGTGGACGACCCCTACGGGACCAACAACGCCACGAAACTGCGCAAGATGGCGGACGCACTTCGTGCGCGGGGACAAGTTACTCCCCAAGGACAGATGGTCAGTGGGCGCTTTGTCGCGCCGTCTTTGCTGGAGCAGCTGGTACCCCTGATCAATACGCTGGGGGGCGTCTACAAGGATCAACAGGCCACCGCTGCGGAAGCTGAATCGGGCAAGGCTATCCGCGCTGCTCGCGACACGTGGTCTTCTTCCCTGCCCCAGGCTGTAGCTGCGCGCAACGTTGCCACTCCCGACGACTCTGAGGACATGCCAATCACGCACGAGCCGGCAAAGCCCGTCACGACCGGTGCGATCCTCAAGCACACCCTGGCCGGGCTGAACATCCCCGGCAATGAGAAGGCGGCGTCCATTTACAACGCTGGGGCGCTGGCCGATCTGACGCGGGAAGACAACCAGGCCGAGAAGCGGGATGCGGCCAAGTCTGCTGCCGCTGCTGCCCGTGAGAAGATGCTTGCGGAAATGGCCTCCAAGGCTGAGCTGGCTCGTCAGCGTAGCGAGGACACCCGCCTGAGCATCGAACAGCGTCGGGAAGCGGCCCGTCAGCACACCGAAATGGTGGGGATGATCGCCAAGGGCAATCAAGAGCTGCGTCGTCTCCAGATCGAGACGACTGCCGCCACCGCCAAGGAAAACAGGGAAGCCAAGGCTGCTACTGCCCCCGGAAAGCTCTCCGCCAAAGAGCAGTCCGATCTGGACGCATGGGAGGCTTCCAAGGTTGGTTTGGGCCAGGCTATCGAAGGGCTGAAGAAGGCAGATTCCAAGGGCACTGGGTGGCTTGCGGGGGTCGCACAGAACGTCATCCCCGGCGGACAAGCTGTGGTCGCCAAGCAGCGCGATCCGGCTATGAACGCAGCCATCCAGCAACTGACCTACTGGACAGACGCCATTCGCCACGAACGGTTTGGCTCTGCTCTGACGGCCACGGAAAAGGCCAGCGCAATGCAATACTTGCCTGGCGAGTACGACGACAAGGACGAGCTGATCCGCAAAGCGGTAGGTCTTCAGAAGATCATCGAGGACAACAGCCGCCGTCTGAGCATTAAGGGCGGGCCTAGGCCAGAAAAGCCGGGGGTAGCTCCGGGGGCCGCGCCGACTTCTGCTGCACCGCCTGTGACTAAGGTGATCAACGGCAAGACCTACGTTCAAGTGAACGGTCAGTGGTACGAACAATGAAGCCCGTCACCGACCCCGCGCTGCTGGCGCAGCTCAACCAGCCTGTAACTGACCCGGCTATGCTGGCTCAGCTGAACGCTCCTGCCGCCCCTATCGAGCCAATGGCCCGCCCTAATCTGGCGGAAGGCATGGACTCGGGCCAGCGCATGGATGTGGGCATCGGCGCTGGTATGGCCAACATCGGTCGGGGCGCGCTGTCCCTGCTGAACAAAGGCGGACTGCTCCCCAACGCCCTGAAGAAGACCTTGGCGGACATGGAGGAAAACCGCGCCATCTACCAGAAGAACTCTGACGACCTCGGGGGTTGGGGCACTGCTGGAGAAGTCATTGGCGAAGGGGTGGCTACCCTGCCGGTGAGTGGCGGCATTGGACTGCTGGGCAAGGGAGCTTTCAAAGCTGCCCCGGCGCTCGCGCGGTTCGCCCCCGCAGGCGGGTGGAGGGCTCTGGCAGCGCGCGGGGCGGCTGAGGGGGCGGCGTCTAACGTCCTGGCGGGTCCGTCCGACAAATCCGTTGGAGAGCTTGCACAGCACGGTGCAGGCGTCGGGGCGGTCGTGGGTTCTGTACTGCCCAAGACGATCAAGGGGGCGGCCAACCTGACTACCGGGGCATGGAAGGCTCTCAGCCCCACCAAAGGTGCCGCTGAAAGGCGCGGCATTGACGCTCTGGAGCGCACGCTGGGCCCCGACGAGTTGGCGCGCGCAGCGTCCCAAGTGGAGAACCCTCTCCCCAGTCAACTTCCCCGCACTACTGCGGCGATGGCCCAGAGCCCTCGCATGGGCGCTCTGGAGCGGGGGGCTCGCTCCAGGGGAACAGCCGATTTCAAGTCTCACGACATGGAAGTGGACAAGGCGGCGTGGAACGCCCTCAAAGACGCCACCCCCGGTGCGGACTCCGTCAAGATGGCCGAGGCCCTGCCCCCCGCCATCTTTGGTCAGGCCCAGGAAGCGCTGGACAAGATTCCCCTCAGCAAGCCGCTCAGGGGCAAGACTGCTCAAGCTCTGATCGGCCTTCGCTCGGACCAGGACATCTTGGCCAGTGATGTTGCCCGTAGGCAGATCAACGAGGCGCTGGCCATCCTCGACAACCCGGATGCTACCCTGGGGGCGTTGGCACACATTCGTACCAACATCGGCAGTCTGCCCGCCTTCCCCGGTCAGGACAAGATCAAACGGGTGGTTACAGACGCGGTGGATGCGCGGGCCAAGGGCCAGCTTTCCGATGCGCTTGAGAGCTACGGTCATTCCAAAGAAGCGCTGAAAGCGGCCCAGGCCGCGCAGCGCCTGCGTCAAGCGTTTGACGTGGAGGGGGTACCAACTACGGGCCAGTATCAGGGACATTCCGGGGTGGATGCAGTGCCCTCTATGTCTTCCCAGCCTCTGCGTAAAGCACTGGCCAACGAGGTCAAGGCCGACGCGGGTGACGTCAAGTATCTCGACCCTGATACGGTCAGCAAGGTCAACGAGCTGGCGGATCAGCTGCGCTCGCGGGAAATCTACATGCCTTCGGAGGGCGGCGGTTCGGCATCCCTCGATATGGGGGCTGCGGAGGGGGCGGCTTCCACAGCCCTCAACGCGGGACCATTGTGGAGACTGCGCGGGGCTTTGGGCGGCGCGTTCAAGGGCCTGAACGACAAGACGCAAGCAGCTGTGGACAAAGCCCTGCTCGACCCCCAGGAGTTTCTGCGTCTGGTGGATCGCAAGCGCGCAACCAAGGCTGCTCTGGAGCCTTGGGAAAAAGCCCTGGACGACGCGCTGCGCGGCGTCTCTCGTTCCAACGCAATTCAGGAGTAATCATGCCCCGTAACGGTTCTGGCGTCTACACGCTGCCTGCTAGCAATCCGGTCATTGACGGCACCGTTATTGACGTCAATTGGGCCAATCCGACCATGTCGGACATCGCGGCCCAGTTGAACAACGTCTACACGCGCGACGGCCTTCTGGGTCCCACCGGACCCTTCCGGGTGCTGGATGGTTTGGTCTCCAATCCTGGTCTGGGATTCTCGTCTGAGACCAACCTGGGCATGTATCGCCCGGCCACCAGCGTGCTTGCTTTCGCTGCGGGCGGGGCCAAACAGTTCTCCGTTGACTCCAGCGGCGCCAGCTCCACGGTGGCCAGCCTCTTCCCCAAAGCTGATGGGGACAGCCGCTTCGTGGCCTTTTCCTACGCAGCTACGTCAGCCGATCTGAGCGGCGCCTACATGGGCGCCGACGCCACCAAGGCTTTCTTGGCATCCTACGGCACAACCCCTCCTGGGGATTTGATGCCCCTGTTGCTGCTGTGCTCCGAACTGAGCATTCAGGCGGGGGGAGGCACGCTGACCATGGGGGCTTTTGGTGTGATAACCACTCCTGCGTCCCTTTTCGTAAACACTGACAGCGTGCTGGGGTTTGACGGCTCCAACAGCCAGCTGAGCAAGTACGGGCTGTCCATTCGGGAATATGCCGGTGGAAGCACTGAAACGGCCACGGTGATAGATTCCAATCCCCAGGGCATGTCCATGAGTATCACGTGCGCCAGCGATGGCTTGGTGGGTAATATGGCGCTTCACGTAGCCTCGGCTGACTATGCGTTCACGGAAAGCTACGATGCCCAGAAAAACGGCGGCGCAGCCACGTGGACAGTACCCTCGGCCCGGTCGCTGAAGAAGGACATTGAGGACTATGACGAAGGCCTGGAGCAGGTGCTGGCCATTCGCCCGCGCCGCTACAAGTACATCAGTGCCCCCAATACTGAGCGCGTCGGCATCGTGGCCGATGAAATGGTCTCGGCCATGCCGCGTTGTATCGTCAAGAACGAACAGGGCGGGGACATGCTCAGCACGGACCCGGTGATCTGGGCTCTCGTCAACTCTGTGAAAGAACTCCATGGAAGACTTGCTCAACTTGAGGCTTTCCCCCTCTGAGCTGGACTACGTGTACCGAGCCCTAGCTCGCCAGCCCTGGGGAGAGGTCAATCCTCTCATGATCCGAATTCAGCAACAGGTGAAGGAACAGCAAAATGCGGCACCTAAAGGCGATTCTCAGCCTAGCTAGTTGGCTTCTGCTATGGGTTGCCCTGCCCGTAGGGGCCCAATCCATAACGGATTTTGTGAATCTGAATCGCACCCCCACGCCCGTGTATTGCGGCTGGGAGTGCGGACTGCGCATCGAGCGGGACACCATCTGGATGTCGGGCGGGGATTTTCAGAACACGAACAGCCAGTTCATGTTGTGGAACAAGGTGGGCAAGGGCATCAAAAACAGGGAGTTCACTGGTCTGGTCCTCACAGAAAGCGAACAGGATAGCGGGGAAGCTGTCAGCCTGTACCTCAAGACTGAGAAGCGAGGGTCAGCACCGGCCTGGGCTGGCACCTTTGAGCTGCGGGACAAGTGGAACAAGCCTGGTTCCAGTGTCGGCATTGAGGTCGACATGTTCACCGCTGGGCCCGCCACTGACCCCGAGTACGGCGTGGGCAGCAATGGGGGCCGCGTGCGTGTCGGTGTAGATATTGTGGGCGGTGACGAATCCTTCAAGGATGGTGGGGCCAAGACAGACGCTCAGGGCACCTACGGCTTCAACGTTTACGCCACCGCCAACACCCCATGGTTTCGCTGGCTGTACGGCGGGCGCATTGGCGACTACAGGCGCACGGGCCTTCAGCTCATTGGGCGAGCTGGTGACCTCCCCGAGCGGGGCATCGACATCATTGGCGACCACGTGGTCGGCATCGACTTCAGCCACGGCACGTTCCAGTCCGTCATCAGGGTGAAGCAGGGGGATGCCTACACCTACGACCAGTGGGACGACTGGCGCATTCTTCGCAGTGGCGAAGAACTGGTTGTACAGCAACGAGTGCTGCAGGGGGACAAATGGCGACACGTGACGGTGATGGCGATAACCCGCCAAGGCGAGGTCAAGGCCCGCAAGTTCACCGTGATCCCTTAGGACGCTTCATGAATAATGGCGAATGGGAAGAACTACAGAACTGGCGCAGCGTACTGGCCAGCCGAGTAGATGAGCTGGAGCGGAGACTGGAAGAAAACACCGAAGCCACCAAGCGGGTAGAGGACAATACCAAGGAAGCCGTAGAGATACTGAGGGCCTGGAAGGGTGCCATGAAAGTGCTGGAGTTCCTGGCCAAGTTGGTCAAGCTGTTGACCACTCCCCTGGGCGTCATTGCGGCGGCTGTGGGGGCGTACATAACGTGGAAGGGCGGGAAATGACGCATCCTCAAATGGCGACCTTTCTGGCGGCGGTCAACCCGGCGTTGCTACTGTTGCCCGTTGCCATGACGAGCATGCGAGCCCTTCGCATGATGTGGTCTATCGGGCGGCAGGAAAGTCGGTTGATTCACCGCTACCAGAAAACCACCGACCCGTACACCAAAGGGCCTGCTCGGGGCCTTTGGCAGTTTGAGCGGGGCGGCGGGGTGCGCGGCGTTCTTACCCATTTCGCAACGCGCGAGTTGGCCCTGAAACTCTGCGTCGCCAGGGGAGTCATTCCCACCCCAGAAGCTGTGCACCCCAAGCTGGAGTTTGACGATGTGCTCGCGGCGGGGTTCGCGCGTTTGCTGCTGTACTCTGACACCAGACCGTTGCCGCCACTGGGCGCCACCCCCCATGTGACGTGGGACTACTACATCAGCAATTGGCGGCCCGGCAAGCCGCATCGAAGCACGTGGGACGAGTACCACAACGAGGCCATTCAACTTTTCAAGGAAGGAAATGTATGAAGTACCTGTTCATTGCGATTGCTGTTTTCGCCCTTACGGGGTGCGCAGGGCTGTCCGTCAACTGGGCCCTCAGCGCTACCTATACCAGTGACGTACCGATGGGGGCTCGCAAGCCGTGACCTCCAGATTCGTCACCGAGCTGGAATGCAAATTCCTGCGGGGACACTACAAAGAGGGTCGCCCTCTGTGGGAGTTGCTGTCTCCGCTATGGTACGAGTCTGACCTGCTCAAGACTACCGTTATTGTACCCAAGGGGTACGTAACGGACTTCGCCAGCGTTCCCAGGCTGCCCCTGACGTACCTGCTTGCGGGGGACACTGCCCACGAGGCGGCGGTGATACACGATTGGCTCTATACCACCCACGCCGTCGAGGGCAAACCTGTATCCCGTGGGGAGGCAGACGCTGTGTTCAAAGAGGCTATCGGGGCCAGCGATCCCAAGGCTCCGGGTGGGCTCATGTGGCTTGCTGTGAGACTTGGGGGATGGGGGGCCTGGGGCGCTGCTGGACCAGTGCAATCTGCTCCAGTTACCAGGGTCATCGAGGAAAGCTCGCGGGAGGCCCCGTAAGGCCCCCTCCGCAGCAAAACCAGGCCTTAATGCAGGGCCGTGCAGCGCCGATAACGGAGGGGGTAAGGGGGTAGGTACTCCACAAAAATCGAGGGCGTGCAGGCTTTAGGGCTTCCGGTCCTGGTTGACGTACTCAGAGGTCGCATCGCCCAAAACCGGACCCACTGACGCCTCTGCCCATACCGACCGATCTGACGACGATTGCGCGGCCCTCGGCATAAACACGTTGGTAAGTCGGTTCAGCACGGTGTTGAGCCGCAGAACCTGGGGCTGGTCCAACTCTCCGTGGGTTTCGAGCCACATCGCGGCGTAGTCGATGATCTTGATCAGGTCTTCGACCTCCTGACCTTTGTGCGGCGCCCGCTCAGCGTACTTGGTGATGTTCCCCGCGTACCAGTTGAGCTTCAGCCGCATGGCCCGTTGGTGGTGCTGCTCCCCCGGAGCAATCTTGTAGTGGGCGCCTTGGGGGACTTCGGGCCGCTTCAGGAAAGCGGGGGGAATGGGGGGTGTGTTGTCTTTCATAGCACTTCCTTCAGTAGTTCCGCAGCGCGGGGATTGGGGGGTTTGTAGGTGGACAGGGCTTCTCGGGCATTGTCGACTACTGACGACATCGTCGTATTGCCCAGCAGAACCTCGCGCTTGGCAAATAGGTATGCTTCGAGCATGTCGGCCCATGTCGCAATTCGACGCTCGTCATCGCTGAGCCGGACCATGGTGCCGTACCCATCTGCGAAGTCCCGCTCTGCGGCTTCAGAGTAGTAGCCCAGCTCGGGGTACAGCCTCTTGCCGGTGTAGGGGATGTCCCCCGTCACCGACTCGCCCAGGTCGTGAACCAGCGCCGCACGAAGCAGGTTATAGTTACCCGGCGCAAGTTCCATAACGATGAGGGCGACCCCCCACTGGTGATCGGCCAGGTTCTGTTCCTTGAGCGTGTCGCACGTGTGCCAGCGCTTGGTCCGTGCGGCATTGTAGAGGACTTGGAAGCTCATCCCCATTTCCTCCTGCACAACCATTCGATGCACGCCTGGCGCACTTCGTCGTCTACAATTCTGTCGCACTGACGAAGCGCAGCTTCTTTGTCCCCACCCTTGTAGTCTTGCCACGCGTCCAGCATGGGAGAAAGGACGTGCAGCACGTAGGTGCACGTGTAGGATTTCGTGCCGTCTGCGCACCACTTTTGCATAGCTGCGAGGTCTGACCCCCACATTCTGTGGGAGCTGACGAGGGGGATATGGTTGCCCCATGTGCCCCCCGGCTCGTAGGTGGGCGGCGACTCTAGCAGGTCGAAGTGCTTCTCGTACATGTGAAAGTTGTTCGAGAATTGGGTGTAGAACCCCACATCCACACCTAGCGCACCGGCGACGAACTCCTGAAGCATGGACATGTGAACCGCGTTGGCTCCGTAAGCGCCCCAGATCATGTCGTTGGACCGACACGTCACGGTCATATTGAGCGCCCCCTCGACAATGTCGAAGTACGCCGCAGTGTTGCAGGGTATGTCCTTGACCCCCGGATTCACCGGCTGGTCCGTCAGGGGGTCGAACATCTGTAGCACAGCGCGACGACTGTTCGGCTCAATGATCAAATGGTGGATCAGCCACAGAAGCTGATCGTGACCACCCCAGTGGTTCCGCCACCTGTGTCCGTAGGCCCCGGCCAGCGTTTTGCCGTCGTCGCTATACTGTCCGATGTTTGAGTTGAAGCGCTGTACGAACTCCACATCGTTGCGACCCGCCAGCATCCACACCCCCTCGAAGATGTGGAAGAACGGGTTGGCGTCCCGCTTGGGGTCCATGAGCATGCGCTCGGTCGGCTTGTAATAGGTCGTTGCGACCGGGCCGGGGATACGCTTGACCTTGCCATTGCGGCTGTCGGCGTCCACGCCCAGAATCTTCATCTTCCAGAGGCCCTCAGAATAGGCCTCACTGACGTTGCGCACCGCGACGCTTAGCATTGTAAATCTCCAGGTGTTGTTTCAGAAGTTGCTTCATTTCCCGAGCCTTGTCCCCTCGCCACTGCGCGAGGTTGTCCAAGGCCCGAGCCACGATCATGTCGCCGTACTCCAGACCGTACATGTCTTCGCACGTACGCATCGAGAGCATAGCGTCCACGTAGGGGCGCGCAAAGATTCGGTGGCTAGCGGGGGAGGGGTTCTCCCGCCAGTTGGTAAGAATCTCAGCTGCGATCTGGTTAAGAGTCTTCATCGTCGGAAAAGATGTTGTCGAAGCACTGTTCGCAGAAGCCGCTGATCTGGGTTTCTTTCCAGCCGAGCAGCGAATGAGTATTGGCGGCGGTGAAACGCTCGTCGCAGCTGAGGCAGCGCTTGAACTTCATCGCGTCGTAGTTGTCGGCAAAGTCTGCTTCCGATTCGGGAAGCATATTGCCCTTGAGTCCTTGGACGGCCACGATTAGCTCCTCAACGAAACTGCGAGCGCGACGGCCGGCATGGGCACGAGAAAACCAAAGTCGTCCATGATATGGATACCCACGTATTTGTAACGGTAGCGTCCTTCGACTAATTGGTAACGCTGAACGAACCAAAACGACGTTGCGCGGGGCACGTCTTGGGTGGCTTTATCTTCCATTGGTCTCTCCGTAGTTGATCGAGCCTCGATTATAGCCCGATCAGGCCGGTCGGTACGTGTTCTTCATGCGCTCGCCAAAGTATCGCACGCGAATGTACTTGCTGAGCTCGCACAGACAATTTTGCGTGTTCTGAGCGCAGATGTGTAGGTCGAGGCGGTCAGCCAGCAGCTGACGAATCTCGTTGACTTCCGCAATGAACTGCCCCCCACTAATGCCCTTGGCCCTGGGGCGGTCGTGAATGAAGTTCAGCCCCATGGTCGAGCCCGGCCCAGGGGCGCACCACGTCATGCGGTCGGGGGCGTTCTTCAGATGGTCCGTGTTCTTGAGGTCAGCAATAACCTGAGCCACCAGGAACGTGCCCATACCGGGGCAGGAGAGAGAACGGGCCCAGTCTTCCATCGTCTTGGGGCTGTCTTTGAGGGTTTGGGCGCAGGAAGCTGCCGCACCGTCCAGGACGCGGGCAATGATCACTTCCTTGGGCTCCCCACCTGCGCTGAAGCCCCCGGTGACCATGTACGCGCCGGTCCAAGCCTTGAGCTTATTCGCGCGGCGGGCGGCGAAAACATCGAGGAATGCAGCCCGATAGGGGGCCGTCCAACCGTCCGCAGGGTAGCCTAGCTCCCGTAGGGTATCCGGCCAATTGACGAGCCGTGCAAGACACATGGCGAACGGGATGGTGGGGTCGCTGCGGTCGGTCGGCATGAAGTTGTCGAAAATCCAGCGTGTGACCTTGTCGTCTTCCCGCCGCACGTTACACCAGCGGTTGTTCGCCATGACGGGGTCTGACGATACCCAGCCAGTTTCCTTCCCCCGGCGCATGTTCTCCCGCTCACCTACCCAGTAGAGCAGCTCAGGGACGTACTTCATCCGAGAATCTCCAGAAGTTGTGGAACCATGGGTAGGTCGTGGCGAAGCGTCACGACGCGGTGAAAGCCCTGGGCAGACAGCTTACGCTGAAGGGCGGCGATGGTCTCATGCTTGTCGATAGTCAGCTCGGGGTTGAACTTGTTATTCCTCCCCGACGCCGCACGGCGGGCAACTACACGCTCCAGACATAGCTCTATGGGCGTGTCCAGGAAAGCGTACACGTAGCGGTCGCCGTACTGGAGAGAGTGGGCACCCATCTTGCCGTAGTACGTACTCTGGAGCAGCCCCTCGAATACGACATTGCCGAGCCGCGCGTACTTGTCTACCAGGTCCATGACCTCGACGGCGCTACCCACCGTGTCCATGCCCCCGCACGTGTTTTCGTAGCTGCCCAGAACGTAGGTGGGCAATATGCCCAGCATGTACGCCTCAGGTTTGCGCGGATTTGGCCCCAAGGGGTGCGCCCCCGCGTACTTCATGAGTTCGCGAACAGCCGTGGTCTTGCCCGCACCCGAGCAGCCGTGAATCTTAAGAATGGTCACTTGTTATCCTCCCCCATCTCATCGTTCAGCCGCGACAGGGTGCGCAGGGCGGTGTCGTCCGGTAGCGGAGCACAGATGCCGTTATCTTGCTGCACATCAGTTTCGCGCCATGGACGGAACAGCGTGGGCGGGCTACTGGACAACCACAGGTCGCCGTCGTGTGTGGTGTAGTTGGTGCCGAACATATCGCGCCGCTCTGCGGTGCATGCATGGATGCCGGTGGAGCCGACTTGCACCGTTGCGAACCGCTCGCCCGTCGCGGGCATGTAGCGGCCCTCGCGCCAGCCCAGTTCTTTCAGCCGCTGGTGAGCTGACCACAAGGCGCGAATGGCGTCCTGTTCGGTTGGCATGTCGGCCTTGCGCTTCGCTGTCGCGGCTTCGACGCGGGCCATGATGGCTTTTGCCTCGCTCTCGCGCAGCGGCTCATGCCGGGTGCCGTTGGCATCGCGGTAGGTCTTGTGGCCTACCACCGGATCGTCGTTCGTCTCGCTCATGGGTTGCCTCCAAGCGCCCGGATAGCGGCGCAGATTGCGTCGTAGGTTTGCTGCGGCAGATCAATGCCGCTGTTCAGCAGCGCACGCAGTTCGCGGATGATCTTTTCGTGGCTCATGGCTGCCCTCCGTCAGTCGGTAGCACGCCATCGGGGCCACGCAGGGCTTCGCGTGCAATGCGAGCCGCCCGGCCTAGGTCATCGGCGCGCTGTTTCGTCGGGTCCATGTCGGCAATCGCCTTCAACGCCCAGCCATAGCATGAGGCCCTGTCCTGCACGTCACGGCACGCGGCCAGGAGGAAGTAGGCGCGTTCCTGCAGTTCGCGGTTCTCGCGCAGGGTCTGCGCGTATTGCTCGTCAACGGCCATCGGTGCCTCCACCCGTTTTCACGCCAAGGGCGGGTTCCCAGCGGTCACTGACCCCGGATCGCCAGCGCACCGTGCAACCAGCGCAGGGATCGTCG